TCATACACTCATCACTCAAGAATTGGTATTGGTTGTGGGCATCACTCAGTTGAATAGGAGTAATATCTGCTTTGCTATCTGCGTTATCGTTGAAGGCAATAATAAACCTACCTGCATTGGATGAACCGCTAAATTTATCAGCAATCTGTCCTTCAATAATATCCTTGGTTTCTTCGGGTGGCTCACCATTGTTAAAGTTGATAAGCATTGAAGGTGCTAAACCATTCTTGATATTGTTTAGATGGTAGTTACTAATCTCACCTTCAAGTTCTGACCATTGGGTACCACCTTGGTAATCTACGGGTGCATAATACTCGCTTCCCGTACTATATGGTTTTATAAATAAGATGCACTCCTTGTCGGCTTCATCAAATCCAAAAGCAGGGAATCTTTTCGGTTGTTCTGTACGCTTCTTTTTTGCCCAATCATGGTGGTAATAGTAACCTTCAATTTCCCCATCTTCGTTGGCTTTTTCTGCCCTCAAAGTTTGGACGGGAAAATGGTATGCTTTTGCGTATCTAGATTTGTCTTTGCTCTTGACTAATTGGATAGCACATTGACCAAGCATCTTGAGGTCAAGGGTGAGTTTACGGATGCAGTCATCTTCAAATAGCATCTTGTATTCAAGATACCCTTTGAGGTGCCTATCCGCTTTTATAACCTCTAATCCTTGTCCGTAGATAAGGTCTGCGGTACCCCTCACACAAGCATTATTAGTAGGCGAAGTATGGTATAGGTCTATAAGGTACTGATAGTAGTTATCATCCTCGCCATACTTGACCCAATCTTTGTTTTTCTCTTGTACTATTGCAGGTGAGGAATAACTCGCAAGTTGTACTACTCCTATGTTCTTCATATTGTTATCCAATCTTTACTTTGGTTATCGGTAGTCGTAAATTCTTTCCAAATCGTATTAATGTCAGTCGTACCAACTATCCAATAGGCACTCGACTCATAGTATAGCACATCTGAAGCAAGAACGCGGATAATCAATTCGTCTTTATTATTTGCCACGGAACTGACATTTGGTAGGGACGCAATAGAGAACGTTGCTCTGCTCGCATCTATTGTGGGTGTAATCGTAAGCGTATCAGTTTTCTTCGTTGCTTTGTGAATTACTACCAACTGCATAGAAATAGCAGGTACGGGTAACGCCACGAAAGGTGCTATGGTGATACTTGAGGTATCTGAGTTGATGACCATACTAATAAAACCAAGATAGTCAAGTTTGTTAGAAATAAAAAAGGCAGGGGGTTACCCTACCTTCTTTAGTGTATGTTAAACAATCAACTTAAGCAGGAGTGGCATCCACCGTGAAGATGGAAGACAAATCTGCGTAAGAAGTAGCGTCTAAAGGACGAGGTCCCATCTTTTCCATTGCTGAAAAAGTAACGGTATAGGTTCTAGGGTCTCCTTGTGCAGTACCCCAAGATTCAGCACCTGCATTAGCATCGGCACCATACTCCTCACCTAGTAACCAAAAGTTGTCGTTTCTGTCCCAAACTACGACTCTCCAACGACCTTGTACTAAGGTATTGATGTCGGTAAAGTCAACCTCGGGACTTGCTTGTGCTTTTGGTTTCCACACCATGGTCAAAGTTGACTCATGAAACGTGGTTCCGTTTTCTCGAGATGAAGTAATAGCATCTTCAAATGAACTGCTACCTTTCAATTCCCAAAAGTGACCCGTTACTGCAGTTGCACCGCTATCTGCGATTGAGGTAACTAAACCATCGGCATCTACGGTAATCACATCACTCCAAACGAATGGGATAAGGAACACCCCTTGAATACCTCCAAGGTACTCCTTGCAGGGTTCTAATCTTGCGTCTATAGTATTACAAGCCATTTCTTATTTTACTTTAAAGGGGTTATACTAAAATTAGGATACGTTCAATACAACTTGCTGAGTTGGGTTGGTTGCTAAAAGACCACCCGTGAATCTCATGATTATTCTCACGTTCTGAGAACCATCAATATCAGCCATGTCTATCATCTTAACTTCATTGAAGTCAGAAGTAAGACCCGTACCGAAGTGTAAGTCAGATTTCAAACCAAGAACGCAATCGTAGTCAGTCAAACCACCACACATTGTAACGGGAATTCCTTGGAAGTTCATTGGCTTCTCCCCAACGTAGAATTGGAAGTTGTAGTTACCTGCAGATAAAGCGGCTTGATACGCCTTCATTGTGCTAGGTCCTACATAGAATTGGAATCCTTCTTTACCATATAACTCGGCAGGAGATGCATCAAGCATTCCTTGAAGACGAGTCACTACATTCGATGCAGTAGTAGCACCACTTGCAGTTTCGGTGATTGCTGAGTTGTCAAGTAGGTATCCTACTAACCCCTCATCTGCAGTACCGTTGTACCATAAAGTCGTTTTCCATATACCTTTTTCTACTTGGTCAGCAACTTGTGCGGCAGTCTGTGCTAATACAAACTCCTCAAACGTTGAAGGTAGGTTGTCAAAAGCAGAGAATCCCATGTCCATTGCTTCCCATGTTTGATGAAGGTTTTTCTTACAAAGAGTCAAGTTCACTTGCTTCTCAGTTGTAGTTAAAACGTACTCATCTAAGGTTACGCTTGAGTTGTCAGTAAAGTCACAAGTTGCGGCATCAATACTTACGCTAGAATCGTAGTTACGAATAACCTCCTTGTACTTCACATTTGGGTGGATAGTGATTAACTCCTTTGCTAAGGTGTCACCACTCAATAAAGCGGCGGCAATATATTTGCCCGTAAACTCACCTGCGTAAGTGTTAGAACTCAAAGTGGGTCCGCTAAGTTTTATGTCTTTTAAGTTTGCCATTGTCTTATGAGAATAATTGGTTGAATACTCTGTCTTTAATTGTTTCTTGTCTTTTAGCCCCTATCTTAAATTGAAGTTTAGAACGCTCGGCTCCTGCTTCGGGAGAATGCTTAGTTCGTGGGCTTTCTTCGAACTTCATTCTTTCTTTTAATTCTTGGTTCTCCTTTTCAATAGCAGATAACTTAGTTTCCAATTCTTTTAATTGCTCAGAATACTGAGTTTCTACTACTGTGCTTTGAATCGTTTTCTTAGGTTGTCCCATTTCTTTTTTCTTGTCATAACCCATTTCTTCTTCTTCCATAGGTTTTTCCATTTCTTGTTCCTTCTGTTCTTCTTGTTCTTGCTCGGTCATAACTTGCTGAATAACTGAGTTGCTATCCACCACGATTTGACTGCCGTCTTCAAGTAAGTAAGTTCCTTCGGGAACGGGAACCATACCATCTGCGGTTACGATATTTACCGCCTCACCAACTCCGAAGTTTTCACTATCGAAAGTGGCTTGACCATCTTGGGTTTTTTTCTGTGCTAATTCAACCTCAACGGGTTCATTAGCAGGTTGCTCTTTTGACTCAGAACCTAATCCAAGTACATTGAGAACCTTTTCTAGAGTTTTTTCTGCACTCATACTACTAAAACTTAATTGTTATTATTTGTTAGATTTTTGAAGATATTCTTCTTGGATGATACTTACTACCTTATCGAGTAAGATATTCGCAGAGACATCGTTTAAATGCGGTTTATCTGAGGATGCTTTGACTTGTGACTTGTCTGCAAAGAACCCTTCAATCGAAAATCCTTTGACTAATCCCGTCTTTACATACTCATTCCATATCTCATCGTTCTCAACTTTCATGGTAACCATCCAAGTACCTACGGGGTCGCTCATGTCGTAAATTGCTGACTTGTCTTTTTCCATGTCTTCCTTTATCCATGATTCAACAAGCCCAAGACCTTGAACCTGCATAGCGTGTTCTAAGGTGGCTTTGTTTTGGTTACCTCGTTGGAGGTATAACTCAGACGCTCTGCGTACTGTATTCTGTGAGAAGTAAACGTAAAACTCCTCACCATCTTGATTGCGATATATTGGTTTGCTAGGAATCAAAGCAGGACCCATTAAGATACGCTTATCTTGGTCGATAGTAGCAAACTTTACTCGGTGGTCTTTTAAGGCAACAAAATTCGATTCAATGGCGGGTGCTGATACTACGCTAATAGCATCAATGCCACTCGCTAATTGTGCCTCATCTAATACTAGTTCAACTATCTTCATGCCTTAGTAATCTTCGTTAATAGATTTCTTAATCATAGCCATGTCTGAGGAAATATCTTTACCTCCTGCATCCATGGTATTCACTATATCTTTGAGTATTTTATCCAACTCATCGGGCAATTTGATTCCTAGTTCTCTAGTGCCTTTTTCAATCTTTATAAAAGCACTGTATGCTTGGTTGTACCTACTGTCAATAGTGTCTCTCCTAATGCGAATCTCGGAAAAGTGTCTGTTGATTTCTTTCGCAGATGCTTTTGCTTTGTTTGCTAGTGCTTTTTGTTGGTTAACAAACATCTGAATGTCTTTAAGGTTTTGCTTAATATCATCCATGGCGTTAAACTCAACTTGTACCAATTTTTTCTGTGCCATTTCTAATAAAACTACTTACTCGGTTAGTGTTGCATTTTCTTGAGTACGCCTATCTAGGCTATCTGCTGACTTAACGTCTGTCTGAACTACGAATGCTCGGGCAGGTTTTTTCAACGTTTGGTTAAGGTCAGCCATGAGTTGTGCTTGGTTGTTGACCGCACCACCTATAAGGGACATACTTGGTCCCACAGATGCCGCACCTCCTTTAGGTATACTAGCACCCGTAAGTGATTCGACTTGGTTGGCTTGTTCTATTATGTTCTTGACGTTTGCCATACCCGATGCAATCACACCTGCCGCACCAACGTAACCGAGTACACCACCTTGGGCAAATGCCTTGGTAGCACCCACATAAGTATCTGCTATTGCTTGTGCGATTGAAATACCCATACCAATCTTTGAATCTTCACCCACTAATTGCTTGATGGCGTTTGCCGCACTCATATAGGTAGCATATTTATTCTCAGCAACTGCTTTATCGCTATCCTCCTTTGCTTTATCAATCGTTTTCTTCCTCTCTAATTCATCGGCATCAATCTCGGCTTGTTTGGTATTGTATTCTGCGAGATATTGCTCTTTCTCAAGTAAGGCATCTTGGTATGCTTGAGTACCCTCTTTGTACTGAGACAATTCAAGGTCAAACATCTTCATCTTAAGGTCGTACTCCTTTTGTAGTGTTTCTTCAACGATACGGGTTTTCTCCTCCTCACTTGTGGCTTTCAGAATGTTGGTTTCCATCTGCTGATTAAGGAGGTCTATTTCGCCTTGCATTGCCGTTGTCTGCAATTCGATTTTCTCCCTATTCAACGCCATCTCATTGGTGAGCATTTCTGACTTGAATCCTAGCACTTTAGCGTCAACTGCTTCTTGCTCTTTTTTGAGGTCGAGAATTTCCAACTCACGTTCAAAATTGTAACCAAGCATACTCTGTTGCTTTTGGAGGTTGTTAATTCTGTCTTGAAGGTTCTCTTTTTCCTTGGTTGCTTGTTCTTCAAGAATCTCACCTAGACGGATGTTTGCTTGTTCTCGTTCTTCGATTGTTTTGAACTCGTCATCTCGAATCTGTCTCTGTGCTTCCGCTTGTAGGTCGTACTGCTCAATTAGTGACTGTTGCTGAATCTCCATTCTACGGAGGTTCTTTTCCAACTTAATCAGTTCGTCGCTATTCTTCATTAGAGGCTCAATGTTCTTCCTCATTGTTTCCCCGAAACTGCTAACTGCTTTCGTTGTTTCGTTCCAAACTCGGTCACGTTCTTTACCCCTTTTCGATTGACGTTTTTCTAATGCTCCTAACTCCTCGTCTATCTCCTTGATTTTCTTTTTTAGTTCGTTCGCTTCTTCGGTGTCGCCCGTGAACTCGTTCCACTTGATTCGTGCCTCAACTAGGCTTTTATTCAATTTAAGGAATCCTTCCTTAAACCAATCAAATACTCCCTTAATGATATTATTCCATATCCAATCGGCTCCCGAGGTAAAAGAATCTACCAAGTCATCCCATGCTTTCTTTGGGTCAGAAAACGCCTTCATTAGCCAAGAAAACAAAGGTTGTAAGGCTTCTACTAATCCGTTCACCGTTCCCGTAACTAATAGCATTGCTTTTGCAAAAAGGTCAGCCACCTTTTGGTTGGTTTCCATACCGCCTTTCACAGATGCTAAGGCACCACCCAATCCGAGTAGTCCTAAACCCTTACCTGCTACTTGGGCAATCTTTTTTAACCCACTAAGTGCCTTCTTACTCGCTTTGGTAATTGCGTTCAACCCTTTACTACCAACCGTCTGCAATCCTTTGGTGAGTTGCTTGGTCGTTTTTGCTATAGCAGTAAATGCTTTCTGTACTGCCGTTGCATCGAGTGATGCTTTAAACTTTATTTCTTCAGCCATTTTCTTTTGAATTTTCGAGTTAGCGACGTTAAATCTGTACTTGCTTGGTATTTACCCTTTGCAATCTCAATCGTGTCAGAGATGTCGTAAAAACCGTATGTCTGCAAAAGTTTGATGAGGTTTGTTATCTTCATTACTG